GAACAGACTCAGGCGCCTGAATGGGTACGAGAGTTGCGTAAGACGAACAGAGAATTGCAGCGTCAAAACCGTGAACTGCAAGGCAAGCTGCAAAGCACCGCACAGACTGAGACCAAGCCGGTCGTGCTGAGTAAGAAGCCAAGCCTAGAAGATCACGACTATGATTCTGAAAAGTACGAGCTAGCACTGTCTAATTGGTTTGACCAGAAACGGCAAGTCGAAGATATAAATGCCAAGCAAGAAGCTGAAGTTATGAATCAGCAGAAAGCATGGCAGTCCAAGCTGGATGGCTACGGTAAGGCGAAAGCTGAGCTGCGAGTCAAAGACTACGAAGATGCCGAGGCCGTGGCCCAGGAACTTTTTAGTATTACCCAGCAAGGCGTTGTGCTACAAGGTGCGGATAATCCCGCGCTCGTCATCTACGCACTCGGGAAGAACCCAAAGAAGGCAAAAGAGTTGTCCGATATCAAAGACCCCGTAAAGTTTGCCTTTGCGGTAGCAAAACTGGAGAAAGAATTGAAAGTTACAAACCGTAAGGCAGCCCCGCCACCCGAGAGAATCGTGTCAGGAACTGGCCGAGTATCTGGGGCGGTGGACTCAACCCTAGAACGGCTGCGAGAAGATGCTGCTCGTACTGGCAACATGACGAAAGTCATTCAGTACAAACAGCAAAAGCGAGCAGCATCCAAGTGATATTTTTTATAGGAGCCTATCATGGCAAATTCATTTAGTAAGGAAGAGCGCGTAGCTTTTGAGGACATCCTCGAAGGCTTTAACGATGCTTTGGTGCTTTCCCGCAACGTGTCCATCTACAACACAGATGGTTCAATGATGGAGCGCACCAATAACGTCATCTATCGTCCCCAGCCGTACATCGCGCAATCGTATGACGGAATGGACCAGACCAACAACTTCACCGCATACACACAGCTGTCAGTACCAGCGACACTTGGCTTTCAAAAGTCTGTGCCGTTCATTCTGGATGCAATGGAACTGCGTGATGCTTTGCAAGAAGGTCGTTTGGGCGAAGCTGCAAAGCAGAAGCTGGCATCGGATATCAACATCGCAATCATGAACGTGGCCGCAGCCCAAGGCTCGCTGGTCGTGACCGTGAGCACCGCTGCTGGTGACTATGACGATGTGGCCCTGTGCGACAGCATCATGAACGAGCAAGGCGTGCAAGCCTTTGACCGTTACTTGGCTCTGTCCTCACGCGATTACAACGGCATCGCTGGCAATATTGCTGGTGGCGCTGGTGGTACATCCGTGTCCCGTAGCTTTGCAGGCACCAAGTCGAACACCGCCTTTGAACGCTCGTTCGTTGGCATGGTGGCTGGCTTTGAAACCTACAAGCTGGACTACGCTAACCGTCTGACTGGTGCAACTGGTTCTGACCCAACCATGAGCACTTTGGCTGCAGCAAACAACTACTACGTTCCTGTGGCAACACAGACAGCAGTGACTGGTGAAACGCAAAACGTGGACAATCGTTTCCAAACGATTACCGTGTCAAGCACCACCGATCTGCCTGCTGGCTCTGCCATTGAAATCCAAGGCGTTGAGGCTGTCCATCACATCACCAAACAAGGCACTGGATTCTCCAAGACCTTCCGTGTGGTGAGCGTGACCAATTCGACCACTTGCGTTATCACACCTCCAATCATCTCCGCACAAGGTGGAACTGATGCCGAGCTGCAGTATCAAAACTGTATCGTGACTGCTGCTTCTGGTCGCACCATCAACCGCTTGAATACCACTACCGCACCAATCAACTGCTTCTGGCAGAAAGATGCGTTGGAGATTCTGCCTGGTCGTTACTCCGTTCCCTCTGATGCTGGCGTTGCAGTAATGCGTGCCTCCACAGATCAGGGCATTGAGCTGGTCATGCAAAAGCAATACGATGTCAACACCATGAAGACCAAGTATCGTCTCGATACCCTGTTCGGTGTGGTCAATAAGCAGCCAGAAATGTCTGGTATCTTGCTGTTCAATCAAGCATAAGGAGCCATCATGAGCTACAACGTAATTTTTACACAAGGCACTGCTACCGTTACTGTGCCCGCGGGCGAGAAAATCGCCGTTCAAGCCTACTCACCAGCAAGCGTGTTTCAGGAAGTTGGTTTCCCCAATTTCCCTGATTCACAAGACCTGTTGACCGTGGTCGATAACACCACCTATGTGTCTGCCGCATTCACCAATGCCACCAACGTGACTATTCAAGCTGGTGCATCGGGTGCGAACTACGCAGTGGGTGTTTCCCCAGTAATCACTGACGATGGCAACTGGCAACTTCAGGGTGCGCCTGCTGACATAGCTGATGGTGGTTCGATGATTGCCACAGCAGCAAATGTGCTGACTGGCATCGTTACCTCGACGCTGACTCAGGCTCGTAACCTTCAACTGCCAACGGGTGCAAACCTTGATCTGGCAACCGAATGGGCAATCGGTGAAGCATTCGATGTTACGTTCATGACTTTGGGTGCATTTGCTTTAACCATTACGGTCAACACGGGTGTGACCATTGTTGGTAATCCTACATCTGCTGCAACGGCTGGTTCTGCAATGAGAGTCCGTCTCCGCAAAACAGCGGCTGATACCTTCATCGCTTATCGTTTGAGCTAATCAACCAGACAGGCCAGCAGAGATGTTGGCCTGTTTTACTAAGGAGCGCATCATGCCAATGGGAAAAGGTTATTCTGACAAGACAATTTCCAAAAACATAAAAATGGAAATGAAAGCAGGCAAGCCTCAAAAGCAAGCCGTTGCAATGGCACTTGGCATGGCAAGCAAATCGGCAAAAGCCGCTGGCAAGCCAAGCAAAGCACCGATGAAAAAATGATTAAGTCAGCCGCAATCGTCAAGACCAAAACTCTTTCCGCTGCGAAGGAGTTGCGGCTGCAAAAGCGTAAGCTAAAAAAGGCGCAGACCATTGAGCGCAAAGCAGTTAAACAGGTTCGCCCATCGCCCATTGACAGACAAGTTGTTGAAGTGCCGGATATCGTTGAGTTGATTGAAATATTTGAAGTTGAAACTCCCGCGGACGATAGTCCAGTAACACGCGAAGAAATGCTGCAACAAGCTGAGGCGATTGGGTTGAAGGTTGACAAGCGCTGGTCAGATGCGACACTACTTAAACACATTGAGGAGTTGGCATGGGCTACAGAAAACGACAATTCATAAGCGCAGCATTTGAAGAAATTGGCCTCGCGTCTTATGTGTTTGATTTGCAGCCCGAGCAACTTGAATCTGCCTTGCGCCGACTTGACGCAATGATGGCAGACTGGAACGCCAAGGGCATCCGTCTGGGTTACCCTTTGCCATCTAGCCCACAAGATAGCGACTTAGACGAAGAAACTAATGTCCCCGATTCAGCTTATGAGGCAATCATTTGCAGTCTAGGCATCAGGCTTGCCCCTAGTTACGGCAAGACCGTAATGATTGAAACCAAGACCACTGCCAAGCAGGGGTACGACATCCTGCTGCAACGAGCTACATTCCCACTTGAGCAGCAACTGCCTGCAACAATGCCAGCAGGAGCAGGCAACAAGCCGTGGAGGGTCTACGACAATCCGTTTATCAGGCCACCAGCCAACCCAGTCAACGCTGGCCCTGATGGGCCTCTTGAGTATTACTAAGGACAATCATGCCAACCATCAATCAACTGCCAGTCCTGAACACGATTTCAAGCGGCGATCAATTACCCGTTTATTCGCCCAATAATGGAGATGCTCGGAGAACTTCAATCGGTTCGCTGCTGACGTTTTTTCAGCAGAGTTTTGCATCGCCTACGCTATCGGTGAATTTGTATGTTCCTGGTTCTGGGTTCAACATCACTGTGCCGACTCCAGTCAGCAATGACCAATGGATGCTATTGCAACCCGCTGGAACGCTGGCAACTGGCACGATTACCCTGCCCTTGAACACTGGTGTGCCTGATGGCACTACGGTACTGATTACGAGCACGCAAGAAATCACATCGCTGACGATTGCGCTGAATGGTGCTTCTGCTATTTATGGTGCTGTGACTTCATTGGCGGCTGGTGCTGCAACTGCGATTCGTTTCTATCAGCCTACAAATTCGTGGTATCAGATTATTTCTGATGTGGTTTATGCGGCAGGCATACAGACATTCTTGGCAACGCCATCCAGTGCCAACCTACGGGCAGCAATGACCGATGAGACCGGCACTGGTCTTTTGGTGTTTAACACCAGCCCAACGCTGACAACGCCAATAATCACAAACCCAACGGTCAGCACAGGAACATTCACAAGCCCAGTTTTGGTAACACCAGCATTAGGCACTGTGGCAAGCGGGAACATTTCTGCTTGCACCAGCACAAGTATGGTTATGGTGACACCAGTTATCGGTGCAGCTACTGGCACAAGCCTATCAACTACGGGCAATCAAGTCATCACGGGCACGGGCAAGCATGGTTATGCTACAGGTTCAGGCGGCGTAGTAACGCAACTCACTGACAAAACAACAGCTGTGACATTGAGCAAATCAACAGGTCAAATTACATTGGCTGCCGCTGCATTAGCTGCCTCTACAACTGTAAGTTTTACCTTGACCAACACAGTAATTGAAGCTGGCGATATTTTGATAATGAACCATATCAGCGGCGGCACTGCTGGTTCTTACCTTTTAAATGCTCAGTCAGCGGCAGGGTCAGCAAGCATTAACGTGCGGAACATTTCTTTGGGTTCGTTGTCTGAAGCCATTGTTATTGCCTTTGCAGTGATTAAGGCTGTGAGTGCGTAATGGCTACCAAGCCCAAGTCCACGGTCAATGCGGCTGGCAACTACACGAAGCCAACCATGCGGAAAGCCCTGTTTGAGAAAATCAAGGCAGGGACTAAGGGCGGCGACCTAAATGAATGGTCAGCCCGAAAAGCACAATTGCTGGCGGTGGAGTACAAGAAAAAAGGTGGAGGCTATAAATGAAAGCTCCCCAAAAAAGCCTAAAAGACTGGGGTGCACAAGATTGGCGCACCAAGTCAGGCAAGCCATCGTCTGAAACGGGCGAGAGGTATCTTCCTGCCAATGCAATCAAAGCACTGACCCCAGCAGAGTACGCAGCAACCACACGGGCAAAGCGTGAGGCTACAAAGGAAGGCAAGCAGTTTGCAAAGCAGCCTAAGAAGGTTGCCGAAAAGATCAAGAGCTATCGATGAAAACTCCAGCTTACGCACGCAAAGAAGGTCAGAACCCAAAGGGCGGTTTGAACGCCAAGGGTCGTGCCGCTGCCAAGGCCGAAGGCATGAATCTGAAGCCTCCAGTCAAGACTGGTGACAATCCCCGCAGGGCATCGTTCCTGGCTCGCATGGGTGGCAATCCTGGCCCTGAGTACAAAGATGGCGAACCCACTCGATTGCTGTTGAGTTTGAGAGCTTGGGGTGCTACTTCAAAGGCAGATGCACAGGCCAAGGCAAAGAAAATATCAGCCCGAAACAAGGCAAAGTAAATGCAAATACCTATCCTTAACGGTATTTACACCGACAACACTCCAGAGCTGCGTACATCGTACCCAGTCAACCTTGTGCCCGTGCCAAAGCAATCGGGCATCAGTAATGGGTTTTTGCGCCCAGGTGATGGCATTGTGTCGAACGGCACAGGCCCAGGCATTGATCGTGGCGGCATTAACTGGCAAGGCAGTTTGTATCGGGTGATGGGTACAAAGTTGGTTGAGATTGACAGCGCAGGCACGGTGAGTATTTTGGGCGATGTGGGTGGGCCAATCACTGAACTGGTGACATTTGATTACAGTTTTGACTTGCTGGCGATTGCTTCGGGTGGGCGGCTTTATTATTGGAGTGGCACAACCCTGACCCAAGTCACAGACCCTGACCTTGGGGTGGTGCTGGATGTGGTGTGGGTGGATGGCTACTTCATGACCACCGATGGCGAGTTTTTGATTGTCACCGAGCTGTCTAATCCTTTGGCAGTCAATCCTTTGAAGTATGGAAGTTCAGAGGTTGACCCTGACCCTGTGGTGGCGTTACTCAAGCTGCGAAACGAGGTTTATGCGTTGAACAGAAATACCGTTGAGGTGTTTGATAACACGGGTGGCGAGTTGTTCCCATTTGCAAGGATTGATGGCGCACAGCTACAAAAAGGCGTAGTCGGGACGCAGGCTTGTTGTGTTTTCATTGAGCGCATAGCATTTCTAGGAAGTGGACGCAATGAGGCACCAGGCATCTACATTGGTGCGGCAGCCACCACCCAGAAGGTCAGCACGCAAGAGATTGACAATATCCTGCTGCAATACACAGAAGCGCAATTGGCACTGGTGAAACTAGAGGCCAGAAACGACAAGAATCACCAGCACCTGTATGTGCATCTGCCTGACCAGACCCTTGTTTATGATGCGGCTGCATCCGAGGCATTGCAAACCCCAGTCTGGTTTACTTTGGTCAGCACTTTAGTGGGGCTTGCCCAATACAAAGCACGCAACATGGTTTATGCCTACGACAAATGGCTGGTAGGCGACCCGCAATCAAGCAATATTGGCTATCTAGTGCAGGACACCGGCCACCACTGGGGGCAGCAAGTGCGCTGGGAGTTCGGAACCTTAATTGTCTACAACGAAAGCAACGGCGCAATCTTTAACGAGCTGGAACTAGTCAGTCTCACAGGTAGCATTGCCCTTGGAAAGAACCCGCAAATCAGCACCAGCTATTCGTTGGATGGCAAGACATACAGCCAAGAAAAATTTATCTCAGTAGGCACGATTGGCAACACCAAGAAGCGCCTTGCATGGTTCCAGCAGGGTCACATGAGGAACTGGCGCATCCAGCGTTTCCGTGGTGATAGTGATGCTCATGTGTCTTATGTCCGGTTGGAAGCTCAGATTGAACCATTGGCGTACTGATGGCAACCGCACCCATTTCCCGCAAGTTAAATCTGACGCGAGATCAGCTTGCTGCGTTCCTGACTGACCAACAGCAGATCAGGCAGTTTGAGCTTTTATTTTCCACAGTTGACACTTTACAAGTCATTGTTGGGACTGATTTTGAGTTCCAAGCAGACAATGCTGCGGCTACTGCAAATGAGGCATTAGCCCAGATAGTTGCACTTGCTCAAAACACTGCGGTTGAAGATGCTGTGATGAATGCCAAGGTGCAACAAGCATTGGATGCTTTGACACGACTGGCGCAGTCATTAGAGTTGCTTGCACTTGCCCCTGTGCGTAATAATGTGGAACTAGCGCACGATGTAAATGGCATCTTGCCGTATGCAAACCAAACCCCAAGGGTGCGATCTAATCAGGTGCTGACATGGCTTTCGATGTAATTACCCCTGTTAAATTAGGCCAAGCTGCGATCACGACTGGCGTGACTACACTTTACACTGTGCCAGCATCAACAAGAACGCTTCTCAAAGAATTCAGCATTGCCAATACCACAGCAGCATCCATCAACGTGCGCGTGTTTTTAGTACCATCAGCAGGCTCAGCTGGAACTTCAAATGCTTTTCTTTACGATGTTCCTGTGCCAGAAAATAATGCCTTGCAATACAACGGAATTGAAGTGCTTAATGCTGGAGATACGATTCAAATTCAAGCTGTATCTACAGGTTTGACCATCATTGCTAGCGGCGGCGAAGCCACATAAGGAGTAGACATGACAGTTACAGTAAAAGTACTGATTCCAGCAAAACAAGCTGAAAACACTCAGACCACACAATACACAGCAACCAACTGCAAAACCATTATTGACAAGTTCACCGCCACTAATACCACATCAGGTAATGTGACGATCAGCGTAAATTTGGTAACAAGTGGTGGTGCGGCAGGAGTATCAAACTTAATTGTTGATACCCGCAGTCTTGCGCCTGACGAAACCTACACTTTCCCTGAATTGGTTGGTCAAGTAATTGAACCAAGTGGTTTTATCTCAACAATTGCAAGTGCCGCCACATCATTGACCATCCGCGCATCAGGCCGCGAAATTACTTAAGGAGCACAGCATGGACAAATTTATGGTTATCCCTAAAGGCTTCATGGGCCTGCCTAGCGAAGAGGAGTTTTTGACCGTTGCCGAAAACAAGGCCAACTTCTTGATTGCGGTCAAAGATTGGCACTATGGCCCTGAAGAACCCAGCAACGACCCCAAGGCTAACCCTGAGTTTTACGAGTCTTTGGGCGAAGCTATGCAGTGTGATGCAAAAGACGCACGGCGCAAGCATTGCTCAAATTGCGGGTACTACGACAACAGTCTGATGACCCAAGTACGAATTGAGCGCATCCCGATGGCTGGATACGACACGGGCTATGGCTATCGTGGACACTGTGAAAAACTGAACTTCATCTGTAACGATATGCGTGTTTGTCAGGCATGGGAAGATGAAGAGTATGAAGATTCGTAAAATTGTGCGAAAATCGAGCCGCTGAGTCTATCGGGCCACCAGCAGCTCACCCTTAACAGGAGTTGTGCATGGTCACGGTTGGCATCACAGAACAGCATTTGCTAGAGGTCTATTCTGACCCCTATATCACAAAAGTTGGGCACGACCATCGTCCTGCTGCGCCAATCCAACATCCAAACGCCACCTACCTTTCAGCATGGGTTGACGGGAAATTCTCTGGTGCGTTTATTGCCATCAAGCAGAGTTCAGTCGAGCTAGAACTTCATGCGCTGCTCAAAAAATCAGCACTCAAACAATCTCGTGATCTTGGCTTAGCCTGTTTAGCATGGGCGTTTGCTCAACCCATCTTGCGGGTGACTGCTTACATCATTGAAGGGCTTGACACTGCAAAGAATTACTGCATCAAGCTAGGCTTTAAAGTAGAAGGCTGTAGACGCAGTGCCTGTGTGCAAAATGGCGTAATCAAAGATGTTTATGTGTTGGGAATGACCCGACAGGAATGGGGTACAACATGAGTTTCATTGGCGATATTATTGGCGATATTACTGGAGCAACAGCAGCTGGGAAAGCAGCCGAACAAGGTGCTGCAACTCAAGCAGCAGCGGCAGGAAAAGGAATTGAGGAGCAGCGCAGACAGTTTGACAAACTTGTCGAACTGATGGCCCCGTATGTAACGGCTGGAACTGGTGCTCTTGGCAGGTTGGCACCATACGAGCAGGCAGGCCAAGCAGCATTTGGGCAGCAGCAGGCTTTGACTGGTTTAGGAGGTCCAGAGGCTGAACGTGCAGCCATCGATCGCATCCTTGGCGGCGAGACATTCAAAGCACTTGCCAGTCAAGGCGAGGAAGCATTATTGCAAAAGGCATCAGCAACTGGTGGGCTGCGCGGAGGCAACATCCAGGCCGCACTCGGTCAGTTTCGTCCTCAGCTCCTGTCCAGCCTCATAGAGCAGCAATATGGAAGACTTGGCGGTATTTCAGGAGCAGGGCTTGGAGTTACTGGCGATATTTTTTCTAGGGGCCAAGCATCTGCGACAGGACAAGCGGGATCTGGCATGACATCGGCAAGCAATATCGGAAACTTGCTTGCAAATCAAGCAGCAGCCACCGCTGGTGGCCAAGTGGCAAGAGGCAGCGTTGGAAGACAAGCGTTTAGCGATGTCCTTGGTGCTGCCAAAACTTTTGCGGCTTTTTAAGGTATTGACATGGCAATCAATCCACTACAACCACCTATCAACTATGCGGGAATGGTTCCGCAGATAAACATTGGGCAGCAATTTGCCGAATTG